ATTAGCTGTTGGGAGTATCCCAAAAAAGAAAAAGGGCTGGAGATTTCTCTCCAGCCCGTGCTGTATCTGGTGGCCCCTGCTGGGTTTGAACCAGCGACCAAGCGATTATGAGAACCATAACAACCAACCAAAAAACAATAACTTGGTTCAAAAACAGATAGTTAGTAAATCAATATAGGCCAATATAAGGCAATAATTCTAAGCTTGTGCGACAGTTTTGCGACACTTGAGAGGGTTAAGTCTCAAGGCTTCCTCTAGGTGGTTTGGCGCAAAATGAGCATAGCGCATAGTCATCTTAATATCGGTGTGTCCGAGTATTTTTTGTAGCACGAGGATGTTACCCCCATTCATCATAAAATGTGATGCAAAGGTATGTCGCAACACGTGTGTAAGCTGGCCTGCGGGCAACTCTATACCTGCTCGGTCAAGGGCATTCCGGAATGCATAATAGCAAGGTGTGAACAGCGCGCCGTTTCGCTTTGGTAACTCAGCAATTAGTTCGGGATCCAAAGGAATCGTGCGGTTTCGTTTTCCCTTCGTTTTTGTGAAAGTGACTTTGCCTGCCATTATCTGTGCGCGCCTGAGGCTTTCAGCTTCACTCCATCTGGCGCCTGTAGCCAGGCAGATTTTTACAATCATCTCTAAGTCTTGTGCAGAGCTATTGCGACACTCAAGCAAAAGCAGCTCTATCTGTTCTTCTGTAAGGAATGCCATTTCGCTTTCGTCGGTGCGAAACTGCCTTACGTTTTCCAGTGGGTTAGGGGCTGACCATTCGCCAAGCCTTTTGAGTTCATTGAACACAGCTAAAAAATACGCATGCTCAAGATTCATAGTGCGCGCAGACACGCGGCTAATGCGCTTAGTTCGTGCGAAATGACCTTCAAGCCTTTTGGCTCGATATGATGTGAAAAGCTGTGCGCTAAATTCTACGGCCAGTGGCGATCCCATGCATTCGCTCGCCCATAGCATAGAGCTTTTACGCTTCTCACCGTCACGAAGGGTAATGCCGTGACGATCAAACCAAAGGTGAATAAGGTCAGTGAGGCGACGCTTTTCCTTTCCATCACTAAGCCAGGGCGCATCTTCAACTTTTTGTAGAGTGTAATTCTCAAAGGCCAGCGCCTCTCCCTTCGTCGCAAATTTTTTGCGAACGCGCTTACCTTCCTTTCCGTCACTACGGTTAACAGAATAAAAATCTGCAACCCATTCACCGCTAGAAAGTTTTCTTACAGACATGGCTAACCGTTGAGAATACGATGTTTTTGCTGTTGAAACTCTTCATCACTCAGCACGCCTTTTTCTTTTAGTGCTGCGAGGCGTTCAATCTGCGTAACAAGATCGTTTGAAGCTACTTCATCCTGATTTTCGGCTTTCTGGCTTTTTGAGTTGCGAGTTTCATTAATAAGGTTAGTAAATGGAATGACAGTGCCTTTAACGACATTCTTGATTGTGTAGTTTTGCCCCACAGTACCTATTGTTATTTCACCAAGAAGTAACCCCGTCTTTCCACCGACACTAGATATATCGCTTAGCCTAACATCTACTTGCTTAACCCCAAAAATCATACCCTTATCAAGAAAGATAACCCTTTGATTAGTTAAGGTAACTAACCATGTATTGCTATTCATCATTCCGCTGGCGACTGCCAATGGTTGCTCGCCTTGGTTCAATATTTTAGGCAAATGGAAAAACTCTTTTTTTGTACCGAACGGCACGTCGCCTACGACTCTAGCGAGGCGGGTAAACTCATCTTTTAATTGTACTTTCGTGGCTCTGGTGTAATCCATAATATTCATACCTTTTTATTTTATAGACAGAACTATCCGGCCAATAATTTTTATATCTGCCAGGTCGCAATCAAAAGGTACGCCGGAACCGCTAATTCTTACCTTTTGAACAGGAATGCGAGTAAGCGTGCGAATGCTAATTTTTCCTTCGATCTCAACTAACCATTCACCGTCATAAACTTCAGAGTAAATCTGCTCAACCACATGTTGGCTAACACCATCAACCACACAACGGGGATCCTGAGGAGCGGCCTTGCCCGGCAAAAACACATCCTTACCAAGCATCAAGGAGCCATCTTCGAAAAGCTGACCATCCACAATTTTATGACGTGGCATCTTAAAGATATTGAGTTCTTCATTTGCAAAGCGCTGTCCTTCGCCGGTTGCTAACCACTCAAGAGTGGCACCAGTGTCGGCCATGCATTTGACAACGATATCTGATGGAAAATAGTCGCGCTTATAACGCATAGCGAGACTACTGCTAGCAATGCCGAGATGCTCAGCTAAAGCGACCTTTGTAGTGAATCCGTAAGCTTCAATAACCCTGTCTAAGACGGCTACGCCACCTGAGTTGAAGTCGATATTTAGACTCAATCTAAAATCCCTCTTGCCATGTAGACCGGATCAAGTATACGATTCGGTTTGTAGATTTAAGTTAACATTGCCCTTTATAGCCCTGTATTGCCGTACAGGTTAACCGATGGAGTTTGCCCTATGCGACCTAACATTACAATCGTCATCCCTGAGCCTTACTTGCCTCTTGATGAGTATTGCCGCCGTACTGGTACGAACAAAGAGACTGCTAAGAACTTGATTGAATACGGAAAACTTCCTATCAAGCCAAAAGGTAAACAAAAAAAGGGGCTTATCGAAGTGAACATGGCCGCCCTTACTATCCAGGCTTTGAGTGAATGTGACGTTTCACTTAACGCGTAATTCAACTTATCACTTAGGATTGAGTGAAACATGTTTGATTTTAGGGTTTCCACACATCGCCACTATGACGAAGCTTGCCAGGCATTTGCAGCGCGTCACAACGTGGCCGAGCTTGCAGACAAAGCAGGCATTAAGCCGCAGACACTGCGCAATAAGCTGAACCCGGAACAGCCGCATCAGCTGACAGCGCCGGAAATTATGCTGCTGACCGATATCACTGAAGACTCAACACTGGTTGATGGCTTTCTGGCACAGCTGCACTGTATGCCGTGTGTGCCGGTAACTGAGCTGGCTAGTGAAAAGCTACCGGTTTATGTCATGAAGGCTACGGCAGAAGTGGGCCAGCTCGCAGCAGGCGCAATATCAACGGAGCGCATGACGCAGTGCCGAAAAAATTCGATGGTGTCCAGCGTCAACGTCGGGATCCGCTGCCTGTTTCTGGCCGCTATGGCAGTGCAATGCCGCATCCAGGGCAACCCTGCGGTAGCTGGCGCTGTAGATACTGTCAGCGGTATCGGCGCAACCTTCGGCCTGATGTGAGGTGAGCATGAAACATGAACCCTCATTCGCATCACTACTGGTACGTCAAAGCCCATCTATGAGCTACGGCCACGGCTGGATTATGGGAAGCGACCGTAAGCGCTGGAACCCCAGCCGCGACCAGTCGGCATTATTAAGTGAACTGCGCACTGCGCGCCCCGCGTCGTTTAAGCGCCGGGTTAGAGCTTTTTTGAGGTTGATATGATTAGCAACATGTCCGCACCAATCAATGCAGGTGCAATGCCGTTTAATAATGCTGGTTGTGCTGATGTGCAGCCGGAGAAGATGTCCGGCGAGGAGTGTTTCGCCCGGTTTCATCAGAAACTAAAAGCCACGCAAAACGGGGCGCTGCGTAATTTCAACAAGCTGGATGACAACTTTAAATTCGTTGTCATGACGCTGGCGAACCGCAACGAGCCAGGCGCGTTTAAAAGTGATGAGGTCGGCAGGCCGTTCGAATATTTCGACCAGTCCCGCCGGTTGTTACTGATTAAAGCGATGAACGAAATAGCTCGCTGGGGAGAAATATTACCCCGTCGTTTCTCGCTGCATGAAAGCGTACTACCTGAGTAATTAACCCCAAACGAAATTAATGGCGTAAACCCGCCGGGCATTCTTTTGCCCTAATTCTGGAGAAATAAATATGCGTAATACCGAAACCCGCAATTTTACCGCTGACAACGATGCGCTGACCGTATTGCTGACAGCCGCAAAAAACGAGGAACGTAAAGACCGTGCTCTGGCCGTTTCAATCCGCCTTGAGTCGCTGGCTATCCACATCACCCAGCAGGGGCTGAACGGCAAAGAAGCCGCGGAGCTGCTGCGCCGTGAAGCGGCCCGCTTTGAAAACGAATCTCAGGAGCTGCACTAATGGCCGACTCAATGGATCTTGCACAGCAGCGTGAACAGGAAAACCGTGAGCGCCACATCCACAACGCGCGTAGCCGTCCGGCTGCGCCTTCTGCGTTTTTCTGCCAGGCGTGCGGCGGCGATATTCCTGCTGCTCGCCGGGCTGTTATTCCGGGCGTGCAGTGCTGCGTCACCTGTCAGGAAATCGCTGAGCTGAAAGGTAAGCACTACAAGGGGGCTGTATGAGCACAATCCTGAAATGGGCGGGCGTTGATTATGCGACAGGGTGCGACAGGACTGTGACGCATGAGGTACGGGCGTGACGGTAAGTAAGCTTGCCACTGAATTTTCACTTTTGACCGGCGGCCAGGATGAGGCTGCCGGGCTTTTCTCGTGGAGCGCTCCAAAAAAACCGGTCAATCCGTATCTGGACCCGGCGGCAGTTGCCCCGGAGTCTGCGCTTTCAAATCTGATCGCTCTTTACGCTGCGGATAACGAGCAGGAACAGCTGCGCCGCGAGAAGGTGAGCGATGAGGTATGGGAGCGCTATTTCTTCAATGAGTCCCGCGATCCTGTCCAGCGGGAAATGGAGCAGGACCTGCTGATAAGCCGCGCCAAAATGGCCCGGGAACAGCAGCAGTTCAATCCCGATCTGGTCATCATCTCTGACGTGAACGCGCAGCCGGCACACATCAGCAAGCCGCTGCTTGAGCGGATAGAATATTTCCAGAGTCTGGATAAACCTAAGGCGTATTCCCGCTATCTGCGTGAAACAATCAGGCCATGCATTAAACGGCTTGAGCATGTGCGGGATAGTCA